CCATCAAATACTGTCTCTTGCCATAGTGCAAATAGTCTCCAAATTTGTTCTTCAGCTAATTCCATTAGTTTTGCTTTTTGTGCAAGTCTAGCATTTAATAATTGAAACTCAGTTCTTAAAGCAATACCAGATTGTACTCTCTCACCAGTTGCTCTAATTGCCCCAACATGACTTAGTCTATTGATTGCATCTACTTTGTGCATGATAGATTTAATTACTCCATCTAAATTACTTCCACTTGGTTGTAAGATGTAAGGTTTTAAATTAGCATCAATGTTATCAGGAATTTCTATAATAGAACCAGCACCACCAACAGCTTCAGTATCTCTAGTTTTAACTAAGCTTGGGTGATTTGATATTCTAATAATTTGTTCAATCTCAGATAGTTCATTGTAAATAGATTTTTGTAAATCTGCTATGTCAGTTAAATCAGAAACTCCTAAACCTCTCATAGGTGATCTTTGATTGTATAAAATAACAGCAGGAATTTTTCCAATAGGATTAGGAACTGACTCTACTAATTTTGGTTCATCTCTATTTGTTGTTGGTAAAAATACTGTATCAATTCTATCTTCATACCAAATCTTATAAACTTCTTTATCTTCTTCTATTGATTCTCTAATCTTTAAATATTCTAAGTAGTAATATCCTTGTGGTGATCTTGCGTATCTCCAGTCTAATATGTTTTCTGGTGTGTAGATGTTTAGGTATGGTCTAATGCCTTGTTCTAGTTCTTCTCCACGTGTCATTACATTTGTAGATGGTTTGTCCACGATAACCCAACAATGTCCATAAACAGAAGCATAGTTTTGTATCTCTCTCATTAAAGCATCAAATGTTCTACCTTCATAATCGCAATCATCTAAGAATTGATCTACTGAAGGGTCATCTTGTAATGTTCCAAGTTCTCTAGTTGGTGGAACTCTAAATAGGAATGATGAATAAATATCAATAACGTTTCTAGCATGATTGTCTAATGGTGTGTAAGCAAGTCTTTTAAAGTATTCTGATTCTAATTCTAATTGGTATTCTTGTAAAAACTTTCCGTCTTGGTATTCTTTGCCACCTAAATATGATCTGATGTAATACTCCCATCTTGGCATCATACCTTTGTATTGTGTGTGTTGCTGTTCTATATCTTTTCTTGTGTATGCCATTATGAAAATCTTTTAGGTTCTGATTTAGGTAAGTTTGAAGTGATTGGGAATATATATTCTATTGCGTAACCTAATGCGTCAGTCATGTGATCGTAACCATTGTTCTTTTCAGGTTGATTTGTACCTTCTTTGTAAACTTGTTTCATTAAGCTATTAATTAGTGTTTTGCAAGAAGGATTAATAAAAATACTTCTCTTTCCATCAAATGCTTTTAGTTTACTGTTCACAGCATTAACTCTATCTCTAACTAAAGCATGAGTAGATTTAGCTTTAACATTTAAACCAGCATTTTGCAAGATTGTTAAATCAGTTCTACCACCAGCAGAAGTTTTGCGTTGTCTTGATGCAGGGTCAGGGTAAACAATCATTTTATTTTTGTTATACCTAGATAATAATTCATCAATAAACTCGTCAGTATTAGAACTGTAAATAACTATCTCATCAAATACATAAGCAATACCATTCTTAACATGGAATAAACAAGCTGACATTGGGTCTATGTTAAAGTCCAATCCAATATGAATAATTGCATCTTTATCATACTTACATTCTTGGACATTTAATTGACGATCAAAGTTGTAATAAACAACTCCTGAGTATGTTTCAAATGAAGCTAAGTACTCTTGTCTAAATGTTCTCTCGTCTAAATCTTTCTTTGCTTGTTCTATTTCTTCTGCATCAACTTGACCACCATCTAATGTTGTGTACTTAAATGACTTCCACTCAGGGTCATCTCCTAAACCCTTCTGGTATATCTCATAACTCCAATTACCAAATCCTCTAGGTGTTCCTATAAATAATACATTACCAGTTACGTGCTTATCTGAGATTGTTGGTCTCAAAACTTCTGTCCAAGCTTCTAAAGGAATGTCGGCATATTCGTCAAGTAATAGGAAGTCTAATCCTACTCCTCGTAAATTATCAGGTGATTTATCTGCACCTTTTAAACTTATCTGACTGCCATTCCTAAGTGTTAAAGATAGTTCTGTTTCATGTGCGTATTTAATCCATCTTTTTTCTACTACTAACTTCTTTAATTGTTTCCACATAATCTCTTTAGACATTCTGTAAGTTGGTGCTACATAGAATATCTTTGAGTTTGGTTTCCTACTTGCGAATCTTAATAGTTCATACATGGCTAAGTGTGTCTTGCCGAATCTTCTGCCAGTAATTAAAACTCTAAATCTTTTTGGACAAGTATATACGTCTAGTTGTGGTTTACTAAATGGCATTGATTAATCCTCTTTGAATAAGTTTAGTAATAACTTCTTCTTCTAGTTTAACATCATGGTTATATGTTTTTGGTGTTCCAATATGATTTGTATCTTCCATTGTATATCTGTTCTTAGTTTTAAAGAAATCAAATCCTGTAATAGTTACTTTGCATTGACAATGATTGAGTAGCCAATAGATTGAAACAAAACCAGTAGTTGGTCTTTGATAGTTATATCTTTGTATCATTAAGTTGTATTCTTCTTTGTTCCATAGCCAAGCTTTTTGTTTAACCCAGTCAGGCATACGTTCTGCTCTCTTACCATCTTTTTCAAAGTTAAGTCTTACAATGCAACGTATATCAGGAATAGATTTTAATTTGTTATGACCCTCGTTTACTAAATTGTTAATCCATACATCACATGGTTTATCTTGAACTCCAAGATTCATTCTAACTATTGAATTGTATTTACTGTAATCAATTTGGTTTATCTTCTCACCATTACCAATGAGCAATACATTTTTGCCTTTAAAGTATTCGTAAGGATTAAACATTATTTTGAAAATTCTATTGTGTAGTTTTTGTAAGCTTTAAATAGTTCTCTCCACCATTTAGCTGATTCAATAGTTGCGTGTGCATTATAACCATTTGGAAGTATTGCATTAGCTTTCCTACAACATACAGAAACAAATACCCATTTCTTTGAATAACTAAATATCTCATCAATAACATCTTTAAGATTATCTACTGGGATATGTTCTAATACATCTGTTGAAATAACTAGATCAAACTTATCAGTAGGTTTGTTTTGGTATTCAGGTACAGCAGGGTCATACTTAGTTGCGTTCCATTCTAAAGGGTGATGCTTTGCTTTGCCACAACCATAATCTAATATTGTTTCAATGCCTTTGTCTTTAATGATTTGATTAATAGCTGGAATGAATTTTTTTAAAGCTACTCCTTGCCAGTTTTTATCTTGCTTATGATGCTCTTTTGCTTGTTCTAAATATATGTCATAAAGATTAGACATTTCTAATAACTGCTGTGTGTGGTTTAAATTCTTTAAACATTTCAATCTTATGTGGTTTATGTAAGAAGGCAAAAGTATCTATTCTATCTGCATCATGCACTACAACTTTATCAGTATGTTTTAATATGTTGTTAAGATGCTTAACTCTATCTCTTACAAATTGCTCGTGATCTAAAAAGCACATACCATAATTTTGATTAAAATATAATTCTTCATTAAACTTAACGTGTAGTTGAACATAGTTATCACAAGCAAGATAATCAAATCTTCTAGCCCAATCTGCATTTTCTACCATGCTAACTAACTTAACTCTTTTTTGTTTGGCTATCTCTAAAAGCAAAGGTGTAGAATAATAACCACAACCAGTTTCTAGTATATCTCCGTTACAAGCTAATGCTTCTTTAATTAGTATTTGTTGGTGTGTTGCGTATTCGTTTATTATTTGTGGTGCTTCAGGCATAATATATTTGTCTATTTTTGTTATTGCAGTTCTGTCTAAATGTAAAGCTTCTGCCTTTTGTTTGCCGATATTTTTATAAGTTAATGCTATATTAGAACCTACTTCTCTAGCTTTAACTAAATCTTCATAAACTAATGCGTCTATATGTGTGTACCCATTTTCTATTGCTGTTTTTATTCTTCTGTTGCCATAGATACAAATAAGCAAATTAGGTTCTGCAAGTAATATAACTGGATTGTAAAGTAAATGTGGTTCGTCAAATGTTTTTATTTTACGTCTTTGCAAAGCTTGATTAATGTATTTAAGATCTTTGTTTGAATAAACTCTAACATCACTCCAGTTCTTATCGCCTTCTTGCCTATTAATCTGACTACAATATTTAATCTTATTAACTGGTACTGATATTATGTTGTCGTTTCTATGAATACTCTCTAATCTTTTTTCTAATAATTGCTTTTCCATCTTTTCCAGTCCAATGTATTGTTTTAATGTTTGTGTTTGTTTCTGCAAGTCTAAGCCATTGATATTCTCTAGGTAAGGTTAAAACTTTGTACCTATGTGCAATCTTATTTAAGCACTCTTGATCTCCATAAGTTGAGAACTTTTCACATTCTAACTTCCACTCTTGTAAGAAATCTTGATTGTTACAAACTACTAAACCTGATGCAAAGTGATTGTTTCTATTGCACCAATCTTCAGTAACAGCAATATCATACCCTTCCGATAGTTCAAAGACATCTGATATGTTAGTAAGTATTTCTATGTCGCTATCAATCCAGCATATTTGTTTCTCTAAAGTTTCTAACATCATTCTTGGTTTATAGTACCAAGCTTTGTTTAATGGTTTGTATGGTATGCAATTAGGATAGCTATTCTCTAATCCAAAGTCAGCTATGTAAAGTTTATTAGTTAGGTGTTTGTTGTATGTAAGAATAAACCATTGAAGTATATCTTCATGGTCTTTGTCGCTTCCAGTTATAAAGTTCATAACTGAATCTTAACTGTATTAGTGTATATATTGAACCAGTCAGATGAATATTCACAGTCTTGGTATTTCTCAAAGTAACAACCACCTTCTGTAAAGTGTATGTTCTTAGCATTAGGATTGTGTGGGTATTCGCCAACTAACCAATTCCATTCTAAAGGTAATCTGCCAACCTTATCTGTCCATTTAAATTGATGAAGTTCTAACCCTGATGCAGTATCTACATATTCTTTTGTAAGCTGATTGCATTTGTCAGTATTCATTAGCATTAAACTAGACCAGTTCTTTTTTTCATAAACAGTTTGTATTTGATTGCCGAACTTAGATAAATGCTTAGGTGTATAATCATGCTGACAAACCATAACTGCATAATCATCATTTCTTAAATCCCATAGTTCTTTGATGTCAGTTTTAAATAGCATATCGCAATCTAGGAATAATGCCCAACCATTATACTCCATGAGATAAGGAACTATAAATCTACTAAATGAGAACTCAGTAGATGACAAAGTGTTTCTTGGTCTTGTGAATGAGTCTTTAAGGTTCGGTAGATATAGTGGTATGAATCTAACTGGTACTGAACTATGTCTTAGTATGCTCTCGCTAAGTATGTGATAAGCTATTTTCTCTTTGCTATCATAACCTATAAAGACATTAATCATCTAGTAACCTAGTTCATCATACTGTTCTTTTTTAGCTTCTTTTAATAGTTTAATTTTGATTTCTAAAGCTTGGATTTCTTCTCTTAATAAATCGTTCTCTTTTCTTAATTCGTAAATAATCTTTTCTAAGTCGTGGCTACCACGCAAACTTGCATCTATCATACTTCTAGTTTTTTTTCTTCCACACATTTGAACATTAAATCCTTATATATAATACCTTGTTCGTTTAAAATTGTCATAATATTTAAAGCTAAAATATTCCCATTATATTCACATTCTTTTAATGTTTTATACTTAGGGTTGTTATTTTCTATTAATGAAAGCCACTTAAATTCATTATCTTCAAAAACAAACAAATAGAATACTATAAAATATTCCACTACTTTTTCTTATTCTGATATGCCCTCAAATATCTTCTGCCTAAAGCTACTGCTTCTTGTTTACTAGACCCACGATAGCCCCAAGCACGTAATGATAAAAGCAAACGTGTTGGTTTGTTTTTTTCATCATATAATCTTCCTCTTGAACTTCCCATTCTAACTAAAAATGAACCTTTGCGTCTTAGTTGCATTGGTGTATTTGGGCGACCTTTGACTGGTGGTCTTAGATTGCTTCCAGTAGCCCTATTGTATCTTGATCTGCCAGAAGCAGTTAAACCACCTCTAGGGTTCTTGTCAGAACTTCTTAAACTAAACTTTGCCATACTTCTTTGTGTTAATACTTATTGGTGCTTGTTTCTTAACTTTTAAATTATGACGTTTACAAAGTAAATCCACAATACATTTAGAACAAGCTTTAACGTGTTGCTCTAATTTATTCATCATTGGTTTTTGGCAGAATATACATTTACTCATCTTTGATTTCTTTTAGTTCAATAACTTCTTTTGGTTCTTCAACAATATCATAAATAGGTAGTGGTGTATTCTCATCTGTGTTTTGTATTTTGTCAGATTGTCCAAGATAAACTTTACCAAGCCACATAGCCATTATGCTAGAATTTAGTTTAGTAGCTATATCAAATTGAGTCTTGCGAATAGTCTTTTTTGCTTGTGCAACCCCCAGTTCGTATGCTTCTTGGGCTAACTGATTTCTTTGTAATGTAGATTCAGAACAACCAATAATTCTAGCTATTTCTGGCTTACTACACATA